GCTTGTGTTGAGATAGTTCCTAATCCTAAAGAAGTTCTAGCAGTACCACCATTTTCAGCTACCCATGTTGAACCATTACCAACAATAATATTGCCATCAGTTTTTGCTAAGTTACCAATCGCTGTTAGGTTAGCATTAGAAGCACCTTTAGCATCTATTTGATCTTGAATGTTTGAGCTTACACCATTTAGATAACCAAACTCAGTATTAGAAATTGTGCCATCATGTATTTTTGTAGCTGCAATTGCTGCACTAGCATTTACATCTGCATTAACAATTGCACCATCTGTAATTTTAGCAGAAGTGATTTGTGAGTCTGCAATCTTAGCAGTTGTAATTTGTGAATCAGCTATGTGTGCAGTATCAATGCTACCATCAACATAGTGTTCTGAATTTATACTATCGTCAGCTATCTTTGATCCATTAACTGAGTCAGCAGCTAGTTTAGCAAGAGTTACATTACCATCAGTTATTTTAGCTGTTGTAATTTGTGCGTCTGCAATATGAGCTGTGTCTATAGAACCATCTACATAATGCTCTGAGTTTATACTATCATCTGCAATCTTAGTTCCATTAACAGCATCCGCTTCAATCTTTGCAGTTGTAACAGCACTATCGGCAATATTAGATGTACCAATAATTTCTGTAGGAATAGATGAATTTGTTTTTGTAAGTATTGCAAGATAAACTGATAGAGTTTCATTTGCTAATGATCCACTATCAAAAGTTACATTGACAGTTGTGTTTGTAGAAAAAGATGAACTAGCAATAACTCCGTATCTAAATGCAGCTGTAGTTGCTAAATAAATTTTTATTCTTCTACCTGCATGATATTCTGAAGTTACATTAACACCATTGATAGTAAAAGCAGTTCCACTTACATAAGCTGCTGTGTAAGAACCTGAACCATCACCATATTCTACCCATTGTGCGTCATTGTAAAAATCTCTAGTGTTCTTCATCAATGCTCTGATTGCATTGTTTAGATTAGAAGGTAACATTCCTTCCGCAGTAGAAATACCATTTAGTGAAGTGTTATTTGCTTGGGTTGTTGAGTAATCTTTTATACCTGCCATTTAATCTCCTATAAACCATGAGAAAGCCTTATCGCTTTCTTTATTACGATCATTTATTAATGTATTGATAGCTTCTTCAATTTGTCTTTGAAAAAACTCTTGAGTTTCAAAACTATATCTAACATTATCTATATCAGTTTTTTCCGTCATCTCAAACCAATTCTTGAAGCAATTACATCAACACCTTGAGCATGAGTCCAAACTGATCCAGATGGTGTAATTACTTTAATTTTAAAATATCTACCAGATTGTCTTACTGGATTATCTCCACTTGTAACCATTGAAGAAGATGTTGATTCTGTAGCTATATCAACTAATCGTTCTTTAGTCTTGATGGTTACTGTAGATAAAGCATCTACAATTGGTCTAACATTAGTTATACTACTTCTATGTCCTGGAAACAACTCCATTTCTCTAGTTTCTAAAGTTCCTTCATTTTCAGTACCTGAGAATATAGCTGCTTTATAATTATTATCTATTGCACCCAAATATCTTTGTCCACCATTCCAAAAGTCTGTGTCTAGTGAAATGTTAATATTATCTAAGTTCTCAGAAATAATATCCATAAGTTCTACTGTATAAGCACCAATAAATTGTGAGAATATAGAACTAGCACTAGCATCTGCTGTACTCCATTTTTGTGTAGCATAATTATAAATAATTACTTTATCACAAATACCTGTTGTATTAGCAGTATCGTTTTTAGATGGATATAACCACATAGCTAATTGATTGAAAGGATCTACTGCTGCACAAATTCTATCTGTGTATGCTTTGTTTAAATCTAAATCAAAAAATCTATTAACTTTTTCTGCACCAATAGAAACTACTTGATCTCCATTCAATTCATAAAATCCGTCATCCGCATAGAAAAATACTCTACGATTATCTTGACAGACACTTCTTCCATAAACAGCTCCTCTATTTGGTGATATAACTGATAGACGAAATACTGTTGCACCGCCAACATAGTCCATTCTAATTATTTGATTTTGTCTAAAGACATAAGCAATTTCACCAGAGGTGATATGAGTTATCTGTCCACCTGATCCTGGTAGGTCTTGCAAGTCTGATTGTTTAGTACCTGGTTGCCAAGTTGTTAAATCATTTATTCCTGACCATTGTATTCTATTTGAAAAACCAACATGATTACCTGTTACAAAAAAATCTCTAACTACACCTGAACATTTAAAAGTTGGTACAGTACCAGATGTTGAAATAGTTGAAAGGTCTGCAAAAGCAGATGAAGTTCCCATTAAATAAAATTGTGGTGCATCTACTCCATTAGATACAACTATATAATTTCCAAATTGGGTAAAAGTAATGTAATCGGTAGCTTCTCCAGTTAAAGGAGTTCCACCATAAAAATTTGTAGTTGTTAGTCTTGCAGTATCAGATGAAACATTTGTTAAATTATTATTTCCAACTGTGGCTCTTGTTACAGTTACAACAGCATTAGATACAGTTGCCGAAAAATCAGCATGACCATTAATGGTATTTTTTAAATTTGTAGCAGTAGTGTCGTTGTTTGTTTGTACTTGAAATTCATTAGTAGAAGGTGTTCCAGTAACAGATGTAAAGACAACAGTTGTACCATCATTTTTTTTTAATGTAATAGTTTTACTTGCACCAATATTTGCATAGTCTGAAACTGTAATTGTACAAGTTGCAAAAGCTGTACTTAAAACTTTACCTCTTGCTCCTCTTTCTGTAAATGTTCCAGATGATAATTGATAAATAGTTTCTTCATTAGCAACAAAATTAAATACAGTATTAGAGTTATCTCTAAAAGAACCTGCACCTCTACTATCTTTAGTTATGTTGTTACTTGAATAATTAACTAATGAAGGAAATCTTTTATATGATGATGCTGCAAAATAAACATTGTTGGCAGTATTCGCACCAGGATTATTATATTCTGGTTGGTCAGGTAGCCATTCTCCAAAAGGTATTTGCATAAGTTTCCTTAATTGTTATTACTTGTAATAATTCTAGATACATCGTTAAATGAACCTGAAACAGTTACATCACCTCTTTGTTGTAAAGGTGCAGAACCATACTGATCCTCTCTATCATTTCTCTCAAGTCTTTCCATAGCAGTTGTGTACATACCTTGCCATTGTTGTAATCTTTGAGGATCAATACCACCTAAAAAATTAGCAGCATGATATAGTGAACCATATAAATAAATTGCAGGATGACTTGCTAATATATAATTAGAAGTATTAGTATCTGATAAAGCTGCAAACTTAGCATAATAATTTAATGTTCCTGTGTATGCAGAATCTGGAACTGGTGCAAATCTAAAATTATCTCCAAGTATAGTATATGCTGAAGGCATACCACTTGTTGATGAACCTCTAATTTGATCCATTTGAGCAGGAGTAATATATTTTAAAGCATTTTTATCTCCACCTGATGTAGTAAAAAAATCTCTTACTTGTAAAAAATCTGTAGGTATGGATTCTGTTTCTGAATCTATAGTAATAGAAGTAGAACTTATCATTTTTCTAACTCTTAATTTAGAATTAAAATCAGCTTCTGTTAAAACAATAAAATCTTCTGCTATCTCAGTTGTTAAATCTGATCTGTTTAACCAATTTGCTATTGATGTTTTTAAATTTGCGTAAGTTGCAAGTGCCATTATAATTTACCTTCTGCTGTTTTAAAATATTGAAACTCATTACTATTTAATTTTGTTTTTAATATTTTATTCTGTACTTTTTTAGGAAGTGCAAACCAATTACCATCACCATTATACTCTTTTGCCCAAACAGATAAAGCTAAAGTTGGAATAGAAGCTACTCTTTTTAAATCTCTTGATTTTGAATAACCATCATCTTGATTTAATAATATTTTATTATGTTTTAAATGAGGATCTATATTAACTTCTTCTTTTAAAACAATTTTATTTTCCATTTCGTCTAAAGAAAATGTTTCTTTTTTTAAACCATCAATACTTATATCTTTTCTCATCTACCTTGACCTTTGTATCTTGTTTGTTTTTTTTGTCTGCACTCTGATTTGTTCTGAGATTTTTTGTGACAACCAGGTCTTTTCTTATGTTGATCTCTTGGAACAAAGTGAACAAACTTTTGTTTAGCCACTAAGCACTCATTTCAGTAACATATACATTTGTAGATGAACCATGAAATACTGCAATCTTTTCGCCAGGTGAAACTTTTAACATTTCTATTTCACCAGATGGTAATAAAGCTGATGTTGCACTTGCAGTAGGTGAACCACCTAAAACAAAATGACAATTAGCATCTCCAACTATTCTTATGTATTCAGTTTGTGTACCAAATGCAGCAGAAGCTGTTGAAGAATTATTAGTATTAAGTTTCTGTGTAGTACCAGGTCTTAAAGCATAATTATAACTCATTTTTTTTCTCCTAATTTATTATGGGGGAAATACCGCTAGGCAAGATCCCCCAAATATTGTTATATACTATTATCTTCTAATTACGAAAGTAATTTCCATTTTAGAAGCATTTGATGAACTACCATTAGTAATACATTCAATAGTACCATCTTCAGCAACAGTATTTAAAGCTGTTGGAGCAGCAGTTGCTACTCTACCAGCTGAACCAGATGCTGTATGACTTATAGCACCACCAGTTACTGCAACACCACCTATTTCAAAAGAGATAGCTGCTGTGCCAGTTGTAGTTGCTTTGTTGTGAGTGATGATTTTTACAATTTTTCCACCATCAGGTACACAAACAAAAGTTGATGAAGCTGTTGAAACATCTGGAATTGCAGATGTTAAAAAGTAATCGTTTAATGTTCTCATTTTTTTATCCTATTTATTTGCTTCGTTCCGTCATTGACTTCAAAGACCAAACAAAATTGTTAATTGAATGATGGGGGATAATTCCCCCACCACTTTAGATTTA